GGCGGAACCAACTGCTATGCAATACGCACAGCAAGCGGTCCTCCGTAGTTTGCGGAAGGCCCTTCAGAGGAATGACACCCTCTGGAGCCTTCTCGGGTTCCTTGACCAGACGCCTAATCAGCGTATGGCCGAGGAGGGTTCCCGTTATAGGAACCTGGCTACACTCGACTTGAGTGAAGCCTCCGATCGCGTCTCTAATCAGCTCGTACGAGAGATGCTACTCCACCACCCGTGGTTGTATCGGGCAGTGGATGCTAGCCGCTCTCGGAAGGCTGATGTACCTGGCCACGGAGAAATCCGTTTAGCCAAGTTCGCGTCTATGGGTTCAGCTCTCACTTTTCCCATGGAGGCTATGGTCTTTTTGACCATAATCTTCCTAGGGATAGAGCGTGAGCTCAACTCACCGCTTACCCGCAGAATGGTAAAACCATATGTGGGTAAGGTGCGTGTCTTTGGGGACGATATTATCGTTCCTAAAGACTACGTGCACTCCGTTGTCGACATGCTCGAAACTTTTGGGTTTCGAGTTAATGCCGGCAAGTCTTTCTGGACTGGAAAGTTCAGAGAGTCTTGCGGCCGGGACTACTATGCGGGCTCTGACGTTTCAGTTGTCAGAGTCCGTAGAAAGTTCCCGACCCAACGGCAGCACACCACGGAGGTCATCTCTATCGTTTCGCTTCGTAATCAGCTTTACCAAGCTGGTTACTGGCAAACGGTGCGATGGCTTGATGATTACATTCGGGGAGTGTTGAAACATTTCCCGACTGTATTGCCATCATCCCCCGTGCTAGGTAGGCACTCCCTACTGGCCGGCGAACAATTTGTTCGTATGCCAGATAGGTGGTGCTATTCGCTACATAAGCCCCTTGTCAAGGGCTATATAGCGGACCCGAAAATTCCAGTATCAAAACTGGAAGGATCGGGCGCCTTGCTCAAGTGGTTTCTCCACAAGGAGAACCAAGATGACGATTGTTACCCAGACTCTACGGATTGGATGATCCGAAAGTCATGGAACACTCGTCACTTGGCTATCTCCGAAGTGGAGGACGACCATTTGACGCGTGCTGGACGCGCCTATGCCGTCAAACTCAAGCTAGGCTGGGGATCCCAGAGTTAATCTGGGAGCCTGGGGCCAATTGCCCCTTGCGGAGAT